AATTTTCAGTGGATGTAGATATACGCTTGTACACAAATGACCACCTTATGGATATTCTCAATTTATATCTTGATACGCTAAAAAATATGATACAATTTACAAGTGAACCGTTTCCGGTTTTCATTATGGAAAAGAATGATGTTAATCGTTGCGTCGAGAAGGGTTTAACGAAAGACGGTATTCATATTATCATTGGAGTGCAAATGGATCATACTCTACAAGTAATTTTGCGCAAACGTATTTTGGAAGAAATCCCACATTTATGGGAAGAAGGTGGCGAAACTCCGCCTCTACCAATAACAAACACGTGGGAAAATGTGGTGGATGATACAATATGCAAAGGAACGACAAACTGGCAGCTATTCGGTTCCAGGAAACCTGCGCACCAAGCGTACGGTCTTACAAAATTTTACATGGTTACTTTTGATGAGTCGGATTCAGGGTTTTCATTCGATGAAAAGTCCACAAAAGTGGAAAAAGAATTATTGGCGGTTATTTCGGCGCAAAATAATTCGCATCCATTGTTTAACATGAAAAAAGAATTGGAAGCGGAATACAACCAGGCAAAAACAAAGCCGGTGAAAACGAAACGTAAAAGTGTAATCAAGTTTAATATCATAAGCGATGATCCTCCTACGTTGGAAGGTATAAAGAATCAGGAACAACTTGAAGTGGCTGTCAATATAATGTTATCAAGTTTTGGGGTTACAGAATACGAATTGCGCGAAATTCATGATTATACACAAATATTACCAGAAAGTTACTACGAGGATGGGTCGCATTTGAAAAATCAACAAGTTGCTTTTGCGTTAAAAGATACAGACGACCGTCTCTTTCTCTCATGGGTTATGCTGCGTTCAAAGAGCCCGTCGTTTGATTATTCTGAAATACCCAACTTATTTCATCGCTGGAACACCTATTTTAATAAAAATGGGAATAGAGTGACCAAAAGCTCAATTATTTATTGGGCAAAACACGACGCCCCTCCCGAAAAGTTTTTGGAAGTGCGAAATTCGTCATTGAATCATTATATTGACGAAACATTGACTACCAGCTCTGCGACAGATTACGACATTGCCAAAGTATTGTTGCATATGAATAAAGATATGTATTGTTGTGTAAATATTGGGATGAAAACATGGTTTGCATTTGAGAATCATCGTTGGGTGGAAGATAAGAGTATGATTATTCGCAATAAAATTTCAGAAGAGGTGCATCGTCTCTATAATGAAAAGACGCATAATCTTATGAAAGATTTATCTGATTGCGATGTGGAAGACGAAAAAAGACATACATTTCTTACGGAGCAATTAAAGAAAACGGCTAGAACTTGTGAAAAGTTAAAGAAAACGTCGGACAAGAATAATATTTTTCGGGAAGCAATGGAAATTTTCTACGATGGCAAGTTTGTCAGGAAAACCGATTCAAACAAAAACCTTGTGTGTTTCAATAATGGTGTAGTAGATATAGAGAAAAAAACATTTCGGCCTGGGATGCCAACCGATTATATTACCAAATGCACAAACAATGATTATATTGAAAACATTGGGGAATACATAGCAGCAACAGAGACAGGCGAAACCGAAGGATTAGATGGCGAAATTTTAACTTTTGTTAATGAAATCTACGAATATATGAAACAGTTATACCCGACTCCAAATTTGTGCGAGTACATGTGGAATCATCTCGCGTCATGTTTAATAGGCCAAAACATTAATCAGACGTGTAGTTTCTATATTGGTTCGGGTAGTAACGGAAAGTCGTGCATTGTTGAATTAATGTCATATGCATTTGGAGATTACAAAGGAGTGCTGCCCATTTCGGTTGTCACCGAGAAACGCGCCGGGGTCGGCGGAACTACCTCAGAGCTAATTGCTCTAAAAGGGGTTAGATATGCAGTCATGCAAGAGTCAAGCAAAGGGATGCGTATTAACGAGGGTATTTTAAAAGAATTGACCGGAGGAGACACCATCGTTGGTAGACAGCTATTTAAAGAGAGTGAAATGTTTACTCCACAATTTAGTCTAGTGGTGTGTACAAATAATTTGCCGGATGTAGATGCAAATGATGATGGAACATGGAGAAGAATAAAAACCGTTCCACATTTAGCAAAATTTGTGGACGATTTGGAAGACGAAAGATATAGTTCTTGTCCTTATAAATTCAAGAAAGACAAAAACGTAAAAGACAAACTCAAGAAATGGGCGCCTATCTTTATGAGCATGCTGGTTCACAAGGTATTTCAGACAGAAGGTCATGTTTTGGATTGCGAAGAAGTCCTTAGAGACTCAACCAAATATCGCGAAAGTCAGGATTACATGTCTCGTTTTATGAAAGAAATGATTGTTAGCGACCCCGGTAAATATATTAAAAAGCAGGAACTCCTTGAACATTTCAAAGCATGGTTTCAGGTAAATCAAGCTGGAACTGGTACAAAAATGCCAAAAGTAGCAGAGATTCATGCAGTTGTATCACTCAAATATGGGGAGCCAAAAAGGATTGAAGAATTAAAGAAGGAGGGGTGGGTGAATGTAAGAATTAATTACGATGAGAGGGATGATGCCAAAGAAATTTAAGTTATAAACCGAAAAATTATTTTAAAAATGTCATAAATAATAATAATAAAAAATTTCATAAAAGGGTACAAAAATAAAAAGATTGTAATCATTATTTTTTTATTTTTTTCCATTTTGAAGTTGTATGTAAATAAATAAGTAGTTGTTATAATGACTAATATGTAATAAAGTATATACAAAATCCTATTTACAGTTTTACCAAAATTATTCTTCTTGTATTCATAGTATATTTTACGATTTAAAGTTTCCAAATCTTGGTTTTCAAAACCTTCTTGCATTTCCCCTTTCAAAACATTTGGAGTCACACTAAAACCAAAAATATCGTTTAGTGTGTCATTTATTCTATTATTTTCAAATAATTTTTTTATCAAATTAAAATTGTCAATTTGCGTTTTCAATGAATTTATTTCAGTATTTGTTGAATTTATGGCATGAATAAAACTGGAAATATTGGTTTCCAACTCTCGCTTGCGTTTTTCTTTTTCTTGTTCATTTGTTAAATTATTATAATATCCTCTGCCATGTTTTGCGACAATTAGCGATTTATTGGCAGCTTCATAATTTGAATCGGCGTTATTCAAATTATTTTTAGCATCATTTAAATTTTTTGTTAATGATGCAACCTCCTTTTTTTTTTGACAATCTTCATCACAGTTTGAATTTTTTTGAAACTCTGAAAAAAGAGCCGATGAAGAATTCAATAAATCTTGTACATCGCATGTGGTTGGTTGAGGCATATATATTAACTATTTAAAAATTAAGAAGCATTGTTGGGTGCATTATTTTCATTGAAATACCATTTAAAATTTGTAAAAGTTGTATTGCTCCGTCTTGCTTCAGAAATTAACATGGTTACAATTATAATCAAAGCAATTGAAATAATAATACTTAATAATATAGTATATATAAAATCCGGAATAAGGCTACGGGTATGCAAAATAATACATATCATTAATAATACACTTGTTACTACTAAGATTTTCATTATACCAACATTATAATTATACTTTTGAGAAAAATAATTGTTAAACTGTATTTCTTTTAATTGCGTTGATTCGTTTATTTTCATATTGTCCAGTCTTTTTTGGTCGTCTTTATAAATATCCTGTAATAAACCCTTGGCTTCTTTTATAAAAACTTCGGCTTCTAAAGATTTAGCGATAGCTTCGCTCATATTAGAATTTGTGTTATTTGCATAGGAATATAAATTTGACAATGCCACCTGGGTTTGACTATTTATACTTTGTAGTGCTTGCAATTGATTTGCATTACTACTCGGATTATTTTGGTCTGCCCTAATTTGTCTACTAACTTGGTGTTGCATATTTTGTAATTCCGAAATAGTCGTATTTAATTCTGTATTTGTACCGTTTGTCATATTATAGAAAAACAATTTTATTTTGAATATAAATGAATAAGTCTTAATGTCATAATTATTAGAGTAATTGCCAATAATGACCAAAATATATTTCTATACCTATTTCGCTGTTGTAATTCCTGCGAATTATTATTCATTTCATCAATTGTCATGAGAGTGTTAAACCCTTCGGCATTTTGAATGTTATATTCATTTGTGTTGGATAACAACGATTTTCCTTTCATCCTTTTAATATCATTATATAAATTATTGTTCTTAGGAACTTCTTTAAAAAATTGTGTAGATGAAGTGTTCCATTGTTTTAATAAATTGTTTGTAAGAGCATCTTGTTTTAACAATTCATTTTTAACATTATTATTTTTTTCTCCAATTTGGTCTATTTGATTGTCCAGATAATTATTCCTATTTTGATAACACGATGCCCATGGAGTCATTACTTCTCCTTTTGCGTAAAAATTCCATTCAGATGTATCAATGCTATTAAAAGCATTTTCAAAAGGACATGTGCCTGTTTCATTCCTTCTTTCGGGCGGCGTTTTTTCAAAACCTTTATTAATATAGTCTTTACCATCAGAAGTAATACTCGTAGATTGGGCGGTTGACCCAATGCTACTGTAATACGTACATACGCTACTATTAATTGCAGTATTGTTATAATTATAAAAATTACACGCAGTGTTTCCGCCACAGTCAACTTGACATTGTTTTTGAGAAATATTGTTGACACTACTGATACTAGTTCCCGAAGTTATTTGTCCATTTAATGATTTAAATTGAGGCATCATATTTTCAGGGTATGGGTGAAGTTTCAAATTATCATCTACATAACCCATTTTTCCAAAATTATCCAAATAAGCTTTTGATTTTATTACATTAACAGCGTACATTTGCGATAGTTCTTTTCCATCCAAAGTGACTGCGTTTGGAGCAAAACTATTTAACGGAATATTATTTGTACCCATTTTTGTAGAAGAATTGCAACTTGGCGAAGAAGCAATATAATTAATTGTTAAATATCCGGTCTCGCTCATTTTTACATAACAATTTCCTGAAGGCGATGGCACCGTTTTTCCGGGTTGAAGAGTTCCTCCATTATATAATACATTATAGGCTATTCCATTAAATGAATCATTTGCTGAAATGGTTGTTCCCCATCCATTTCCTGTAATGGTATCCATTATTTTTGCAACGGAATAATCGGGAGTTAAATTTCCTACTATATTTGGAACACCTGCCAATTGAAACTGAACAGTTGTACCGTTAGAGCCATAAAACCCTGACAATATAGCCACTTCGCCATTGTCAAATACGGCTAATCCTCCAAAACAATTCCAAAAATTTTCGGAACAATCAAATTGTATTTTTCCACCATTTGCTTCTGCGGGCGTTGAAGCCATAATAGTTGATGTATTTTTTCCACATGTGTATGATACATCAAAACTTTTTGAATTGCACGGTGAACATGTATCAGGTCCACCAACAATTCCTTGAGAAGTATATTCTGACCAAACTGTATAAGAAGGGGTCAATGAGTTCCATACATCATCGCCATATTCCCCCTTCATATAATTTTGAACAATGTCACTATAATTTCCGGGCTGCGAAGTTCCAGCGCACCCATTATAACTAGCACAATTACTTCCACTTGTTGCTACTATACTAGAAACATCAAGCCCGCCTCCCGAAAAACACGCGGAATCATAATTTGATGGAACCCATTGAGCATATATTGTATTTCCATCTGTCAAAGACCAAATTCCGGAATTAGACGATTCTAATTTAATGGTTACACCGTTTGATTTGTTAAAATTATATTCAGTATCAGAAATATCATCGGCTGCATTAGAAAGAGCAAATAATCTTGTTAATATACCAACAATATTTGTAGTAGAGTTATTAGAATAAGAAGAATCTTTATTTGAACACGTGGTTAAGTTTATATTTCGCGTATCTGTATAAACAGGGACAGAATTTCCAAATTGTGTAGGTATTTTTTTAGAAGCATAACATATACCAGTTGTCTGAGGTGTTCCATAATAGCTTTTTACAGACGCGGCGCGTGTAGCACCATAAATTTCAGCGTAATCTCCCATAATGCCACTATTCCCAACTCCTTCTAAAATTAATAAATTTAGAGCATCTACATTTAACGAAAAACTATTATAACCTTTGGTTTCCGCTAAAACTTTGCATTCATCAAGAGTTGTGCCGGCCCCAATTTCTTCAAAAGATGTATCTTCGTTAGAAGATATACATCCTGCATACTCTGTAACAATAGGAGACTTTTTATCTACATAAACATTGTATCCTGCATTTCCACACGACTGTCCTACATTCATTCCGTTAATTTCTTGATATGTCATAGGGTCGCCTATTGACATATATGGATTTTCTTGGCGAAATGTTTCATTTGTTGGGTCATATGGTATACTTCCTACTGTAGTTGGACATCCATTAAACCCACTAGTAGCAACAAGTGTTTCTGTATTTGGAAATTGTTTAGAAACCCCCCTATTAGTTATATAATATTCATTTCCGGTGGTTTCACTCTTGACAATTGTTCCTAAAACACTGCCTGTATATCCTGTATTTAACGCCGTATCAATAAACCCTTTTGTATTACTAATGGTTTGTGTTTGATTGTTTATAGAAGTATTTGTATTTTGTATATTATTGTATAAATCATTTAACTGATTTTCTTCCATTTCAAAATGTTCAAAATTTGACATACTAAATTAAAATATTATAATCTATAAATTAATGCAAATATAAAAGACCCTATTACTAAAATTCCAATAGAGATAGTATATTTTTCTTTATAGAAAAGCCCGAGAACAATTACCATAAACAGAATCATTAAAAGAATCATGAATAAAACAGGTTTAAGCATTTTTAAAATACTTATTATAATAACAAAAATGAAAAACACACAGACATATGAAAATGATTTCACTGGATTGGGAAATAAATAAAAAATAATAGACAATACAAATAAAAGGACTAAAAACCATAATCTAAAAACCAAGTTTTCAGATTGCAATTTATCATAAGATATATTGTATTGTTCATTAATTAAATTATATTTTTTTCCGAAGATTTCCAACTGTTTTTTCTGAAACGACACTTTTTCAAAAAAAGTTGTATAATTGGTTGAATTATTCATTTCAGACATTAAGTTTGCGTACTGGGAAGCGATTTCTTTGTCTTCATTATCAATCAAACTTTGAATCTTATCCGAAATATCCGTAAGTTTTTCTTCATAATATGGAATAACTGGAATATATGCCACTGTCTTTAACCCGGTATTAAATTTCCAGCTCGGCGTTTGACCTTTCCCTGCTGGATATAAATTGCAATTTGGATTATTTGTTGCCGACCATATTTGCGCCGAACCCTTGCACCCATATGGATTTAACGAACCAGTGCAACCCGTATCAGGTTGAAATGTGTCTGTAACTTCTCCAAAATAATAACTATAATTATCCGTTACTTCTGTATGGGGTGTTTTTTTTGTTTCCCATGGCCACATACCCTTGCTATAAGTGTAATATGTTTTATCAGTGACTGTATCCTTTTCTCCGATTGCATAACTACTATAATTGTTATTTATCGCATAATCTTCTGCGGCGTTTTCTATACCTGCAAGAGATTGGGTTTTTGGATTCGTTAAATCGGATTCAGTCATAAAATAATTTCCTGTTGGTTGATAATCTGGAAGATAAATCATGCCACCGGCGTAACCTCCCGTTGTACCTGTATTCTTCTCCAACGCTGATAAACATCTCTGTGGGATTGATTGAAAAGACGACACTGGAGTTGCTCCATTAGTAAAAGTTGCATTTTGTATAGACAAGTATTCTTTGCCCTCTCTTATATCTTTGTCCATTTGGGACGCCGTTTCAATATATTCATTAATCAGAATTTTTAATTCCTCGTGTATTTTCATATATATAATCCTTTATTTTTTTGTTTTTACTTTCTTTGATGCATTTTTCTGTATATTTAAACCAAAATAATTTCATGTCTTTTTTCATCTCATCTGTCAGTTTTATTTTGGATATCATTGTTTTATAATATATGTTTCTTTAAACTTTATTTTTGTAAAGATGGTAAAAAAAATAACATATTAAAATATTCCCAATAATCATTTGTATTCTATCATACATGTTTGCTTTCTCAATCGTTAAAGTTTCGTTATACATTACATTGGAAGTATTTGATTCTGGTTTAGTTTGAATTTGGCTATTCTCAGTTAGAAACTTGTATTTTTTGATACAACTCACCACTTTATTTGAAAATTCCTGAATATTATTATTTATCAAATCTAAAAGGCTTATATATTCATTAGCAAACTTTAAATTTTCAAATTCCTTGGTATTTGGGTCTGTATTCAATAAATTCGCCGTTTTTACTTGAAAATCTATGTTTATATTTTTCACTTGTTCGTACAAATCATCTACAATCCCATTAAATTCGCAGTTTGTTCCCATAACTTATAACAATTTTAATTATTAACACATAAACGATAATAATGGGATATAATAGATGTTTTGCTCGGACGAATTATTCTGCAAATATCTCCAGGACGCATACCAATGCTAATAGCAACCGGGTCAAACCTTGAAATCTCTGGTAATAATGATTTGTTTTTTAATTTGTATTTTGACAGTATTTCAACAACTTCTTTTTCAGACATAATCTCGTGCTTTGGTACTATATCATGATCCAATATGTTGAACTGCAGGCGTTTAACGCTCATTAAAATGATAAACACCGACTCTTCCTCCCAAAGCTGTTTCGCAAACTCTTTAATAGTATCATTGCTATCTTCCATCGTTATGAAAATAACAGAATCATTATTCGTTATCGTCTCGTTCAGCAGTAAATCGTCCACCAATTCTCGTATGTTATTTGGCCTGAACATCTTTCCCATGAAATATCGTACGTAAACTCGTCTGGTTACATCAAACTCGTCTCCCGGGTTTGTCTCAAGAATCATGTCTAGTCCCAAATTTGTGTGCATAATGTTTACCTCATTTATTCCAAATTCGTCATAAGACTCTGTATTGTACCCTTGCTCGTTTAACAGAGCCAATAATGTTTTCCTAGAATTATAGATTGAAGTAATTAAACTACTGATATTTTGCGACATACTATATATTGTATTCCAATTTTTAAATTATTTCAATTTTATATTTTCACTACTTTTACATTTGAATCTATCTCTGTTTTTGGTTCTTCTTTTTCTTCCTTTTCTTTTATATTTCCTCCTTTTACCATTTTATATACTTCGGATAACACGCGTTCAATTCGTTGGGGGGTCTCTTTGGCTAAAAGTAAATGGGTGTTCACAGACATTTCATCATAAATAGGTTTGTAATGTGGTACTTTTTTTAATATATATTTTAATTTTGAATCGTCGACATCATCATAATCTGTTTTTGAAATTTCTGGTATTTTAACATTAATCCCTGCTGCTCCGTCGGAAAAAACAATTTTATTTTCAAGGTTTACCGGAGTGTCAGGTGGAGAAAAATCGGGAGTATGAGTAACCGGGCTTTTATGAGATTCAGAAAATCTTGAACTTGAGCTTTCGGACCTAGGAGAATGGTTAACTTCAAACGACGAAGGGGACATCCTTCTGTATTTTTCATAAATTTCATTTTTTATTCTTTGATATGGATGATTACCAGAAGTTCCTATTTCCACTCTCCTTTGAGTTTGTTTAAGTTTTTCATTCAAATCGGCCAAATATTCTTTTACAAAATTTTCAATAATTTCTGTCTTGGTGCGATAATTGTTGTTTAGTTTTAAAATATTATTTGAATAATTCATACTTTCAATATGGTCAATATTTTCTTCTGTAATAACTCTCAATTGAACATTCATCGTTTGTAATTCTTGAATTAAAAGTTTAAAGGCATACGGTATCTTTAAGATGCTAAATGACCTTCCAAATTTTGAAATATTATTTATTCTTAAATCACCTATAACTGACCCTGTAAATTTAATAGGACCATCGGCATATGGGCTCAAAAAAATATTTTGGGATTTATTATAAATAGCAATCATTCCCGTTTGGTTACAGACAGCCATATAATATTCATCTCCTCTTTTCAAAAAAGAATCGGATAAAAATCCCATTGCCCCATGTGCCAAAACACCATCTCGTTCCATCTCTCCAATTCGTAGTCCTCCGTCATTTGCCCTCCCTTGAACAGTCTGTCTTGTCATAGATGTTCTAGGTCCTAGCGACCTATAATTAATCTTATCCTTTACCATATGTTTCAATCTGGAATAATAAGTGGGTCCAATAAATATTTCGCTTTTCATCTGTTCGCCTGTAAAACCATTATATAATATTTGGTTACCGGAAGAATGGTACCCGTATACAGGTAAACATTTTTTGTAATATTCAATATTAGACCCTTTCATATTAAAAGCAGTAGAGTCTCCAAAACACCCAAGGGTAACACATAGTTTACCAAATAAAGATTCTAAAAGTTGCCCAATTGTCATTCTACTTGGGATAGCATGTGGATTAATAATCAAATCTGGTTTTATTCCGTCATCCGTAAAAGGCATATCGGATTCTTTAATGATTATGCCAATAGTCCCTTTTTGACCTGCTCGACTTGCCATTTTATCTCCAACGGCAGGTATTCTCTCTTCGCGAATGCGTATTTTTGCAACACGAAACCCTTCTTCCGAATCGGTAACAAATGATTTATCTACATAACCTACTTGACCCTTTTTAGGAAAAACACTGGAATCATATAAATTCATTGTGTCTGCGATAGTTGTCACCTTTCCAATTAATGCAATTTTATCATTTAATAATGTGTTTTCTTCTATTAAACCATTTTTATCCAATTTATCATAAAAGAATTCAGGTTTTGTGTTTAAAACATCCTTGTCTTGAATGTTTGTAAAAAAGGAGTTTGTTTGACTTCCTTTTACTTGTGAACTCTCCTCCCTAGATTCATACGATGAATAGTATGTCGTATTAAATAAGCCCCGGTGGATAGCCCCTTCATTGATAAGGATAGCATCTTCTACGTTGTATCCATTATAACACATGATTGCACAAATCACGTTATTTCCATAAGGTTGTTCTTCCTTATTTATTAATTCCAAATATTTAGGTTTAATAAGAGGGGTGTGGCCATAATTTAAAACAACACCCGTTTTATCAATCCTCATTAAATAATTGCTGTGGTATATAGAAACGGCTTGTTTGCCATGCGCACATGAAAATGCATTTCTAGGATATGGGTTATTTTCGGGATAAATAACTTGATTCCCCATCACACCAAATAATAAAGATGGATGAATTTCTACATTTGTATGATTGGCCACTTCTTTCCTATCATTTGCAATAAATAAATATTCTTCTTCGGAAACATCAATGTAATCCAAAACAGCCCTATTTTCTTCCAATGTTCTTTCAATATGCGTTCCTTCTAAAAAGTCTTTGATATCATATATAAAATTATTTTTGTAATGATAACCATCTGGTTTTTTCAAAAATCCCGACACCATGCTTTCCCACGAGTATTCGCTTGATAAAATATGTTCGCAAACTTGTTTACTTCTTACCGAACTTATTCGTTTATTTACTTCATCAATATAATAAATGGGGCGATAGAGTCTTCCCTCGTCTGTAAAAATAAATACAGAGTTTTTATAATCAAACGAACAACTTAGAAAAAGAGGAAGAATTCCATTCCTTTTATACAATTTTATCTTTCTCACTAATTCTATTGGTTCTTTTACAATTCCTATCCAACGCCCATTTACAAAAACTTTTGGGTGATTCAGGTCATCGCTATTTTCTATAGGAATTACTTTTTCAGAGTCTCCGTACAACCATTCAATAATTTTCTTGGAAGAAAATCCAGTACTAATATACGTCATAATGGATAGATGTTTATGAAGACCAATATTTCCACCATCAGGTGAATCTAAAGGGTCAATATATCCCCATTGACTATTGTGTAATAATCGTGGACCAACCACTTTCGCACTAGCTTCCAATGGCAAATTTAATTTTCTTAAATGAGATAAAAAAGAATTATAAGTAAGACGATTTAAATCTTGGATAACACCAATACGTTTTGTATGAACTTCACTCCCCCAATCTCCTTTAAAAGCTCGCTTGAACCCGTCTTCTACAACACGTTGTTTAAATATATTATGTACATTATCTTCTATTAAATTTGTAAATTTTTCATCCTTAAATTCCACTGTTTCATAGTAATAAGAGCGGTCAATATTTAAAAAAATTTTGTGTTTTTGAATATTATAGTACTCTACAAACAACTCTTTAATAAGAGTTCCCGACATTTCAACTCTTTTGTATTTAAAATTATCCCTGTCAGTAGATTTTTTTTGATTCGTGAAAACCAATAAAAGTTCTTTGACCATATATCCCAAAAAATATGCTTTATCCTTAAAATTTAATTCGCCAACATGTGGTAAAAAATAATTCATAAGTATTTCAATTACACTGGATACTCCTCCGCGTTTTGTAAATAATGCAATAAAACAAAGAGCTTCTTCTTGTGAAAATATTTTATTGGCGTCATGAATAGAAGGAACAAATAAATCAACCATTGAGTCGGTGCTTGTTAAAAGACACGTTTCAATAATAGATTTGTCCGAAATAACACCCAATGCCCGCATCACGATAAAAAGGGGGATGGGTTTTCTTACATTTGGAATACTTACTACGATATTATTATTTGAAAGTTTTGTATTGGGTGCGAGAATTCTGACAGAAGTCGTCCTTTTTGGCTTTGATGAATCTTCTGAAACAGAACGAATATTAGCTACATGAGAATAAATACTATCATTTACTTCACTAACATATAACATGTTATCTGCAAATTTCTCCTGCGAAACAATAACCTTTTCTTTTCCATCAATAATAAAATAACCACCGTAATCATTTCTACATTCTCCTAAATTAAAACGCAAATCTCTCGTCATCCCTTTTAAAATACAAAGGTCAGAGTGCAACATAATTGGAAATTTCCCTAGAAATATTTGAGGAAGAATGACGGTTGATTTAATATTTTCCCCGTTGACATAATAATCATAATCAACTTCTACATCATAATGGATAGAAAACCCATAAGTCAAATTACGCAACCTTGCTTCGTTTGGATACATAAAATGACTATATGTTTCCGGTGTACGCTCGTCAACTTCGTCATATAATATGGGTTTCCCGAAATAAATAAGTTTTCCATCTCTTCCTCCTAAATAAACATTAATTTTATTTTGTGTTTTTCCTTCTACTTCTTTCTCTGCAAATCGGATTGGGTTATTATCTTTAAAGATATCAAATATTTCTTTGGTAAAAAAATGATTATACGAATCAAGATGATGGGATACAAGATTATATGTGTCATGCTTAAAATATTTTTGTATTAATTCCCATGATATTTTTTCTAGTGTATTGGAAGCCTTTTCTTTTTCCAAATCCTTGTCACTTTTTTCTTCCATTATATTTGTTTGATAATTATATTTATATTTATTTTCATGCAATCATTTTTAATTTTATTGCTGGATGCGAATAATAATTCAATAATTGAAAATCGGATGCTTTATAATCATTAATATTTTCATAATGATTGGAAATTAACAATAATGGAGAAGGATAATGCTCGCGTTCATTTTGCATTGTTAATCCTTCTATATGTTCTTTGTATATATGAGCATTTCCAACCATATAAATAAATTCATCTGCCTCAAGACCACAATGGTGTGCTAGCAAGTTTGTTAATATGGAATATGATGTAATGTTATACGGCATTCCCAAACCAACATCTGCGCTTCTTTGATATAAAATACAGGAAAGTCTATCCGGTTCAATAATTTCTGAACCATGTTTTAAATCTAGTATATTACCCTTTACTACATTAAATTGAATCATTATGTGACATGGTGGAAGCGCCATTTCATCTAATTGTGCGGGATTCCATGCACTCATTACAAGACGGCGTGAAAATCTTTTGGAAGGGTCTTTTAGTGCATCAATAATATTTTGTAATTGGTCAACTCCCTTTCCCGAATAATCTGCGTGACAATCTGTATAAGGCGCATTAAAATGGCGCCATTGGTGACCATAAATAGGCCCCAAATCATTTTCTGAATAAAGGCCTCTAGAAGATAACTCTTGTGCATTTGCATCCCAAATATGTACCCCCTTGTCATTTAATATTTTGTTGTCTGTTTTTCCACTTATAAACCATAAAAGTTCTTCCAAAATATTATGAAATGAAATTTTTTTGGTAGTTAACATTGGAAGTCTATCCAGAGAAAAACGCATTGTTTCCCCAAAAACCGAAAGTGTTTCGCCATTCCTTCCATTTTCATTCACTCCGTTTTCTAAAATTTTAGAAACTAAATTTGAATACTGCTCCATTATGTTTATATTTCTAAATAATTTTTAAACCTTTTGCAAAGGTGTAAAAATTATTTGCTAACAACTTAATAGAAAGACTGACCTAAACCTTGACTACGACCTAAGCCTTGTCCCTGACCTTGTGATTGGCCATATGCTTTTCCATAAGCACTTCCGTAAGCACTTCCGTATCCTAGAGATTTACCATAACTTTGGGACCTACCTCGCCCCTGACCCTGGCCTTGGCCTTGACCCTGGCCTTGGGCCTGAGATTGTCCAAAAGGCCACCATCCTCTACTTCTACGCGCCCTAGACCTTCTGTACCTCTTTTGGTAGGTTTTTGAGTGGGATTTTGCGTGTTTTGAATGTTTTCTTGATCTACCTCCGAACATTTATAATTATACAAAAGAAAAAAATATTTTTAATTACCATAATTTATTTGTATCTGGCCAAAACATTTTGTCTCCTTTTTTAATATCAAAAATATATTTAAATAATCCAACTCTTGATAGTGGACAATTCGCCCTATACTTGTTTAATGGATGGGGATTTGTAATTAATAACATTGGAATTGCTTGTTTGTATATATTTTGCCTATTTTGTTGAGCGAAATATGCGAAAAATAAACGTAGCTTTAAAATGTCTACTTGCAATATTTCGTTATTTGTAATTAAATTATTTCTTAAATATTCTTCTAAAATAAATAACCCCGAAATGTCCGCCAAATCTTCTCCCGCAGAATTTGTTGCATCCCATATAATTCCATCATACTTTGCAACCACTTCATATTGATGAATAACATCATTTACGAATTTGTCAAAAATCTTTTTATCACTTGGTGTCCACCAATTATTCAGGTTTCCTTTATAATCAAATTTGCTTCCGTTGTTATCCAAACTATGAGACATTTCATGACATACCGTATAACCAACAGTTGATAAATTATATTCAAGAGATTCATGTAATTTTACAAACGGGTCTTGTAATATTCCTAAAGGAATGAAAATGGCATTTTCCGTTGGAATATAATACGCATTCACAATATAGTTTTGATTTCCCCCAAACTTTGGAGGGTAACTCTGCCAATCTATATTCCTATTGTCTTGAATAAAAGGTTTATTTGTGTATCCAATTAATTTATTAATATAATAGCTATTTTGAAGCATCAAGTTATTCCACGCATCATTATTATAATTTAAATTTGGGTCGGGCATTAATTTTTTAATTGTCCCTATATCAAATTGCAGATGATTTATTTTTTTTAGCGCTTGCATTTTACTCGGCGGCGAAAGCCATTTATTTCTTTTTACCATATGTATAAAAGTAGAATGTAATTCATTTAACAGTTTAGTAACAAACCGGATAACATTTTCATCACGAAAATTTTTTGAGAATTCATTTGACAAATAAGTATTGTAACACATACTTAGTCCTAAAAATCCTCGTATGTAATCTGGAAATGGTTCTACTACACCGGAAATAAATTTTCCATTAAAATTATAATCAATCACAGAAAGAGATTTACTAAACTTTATCATTTGTTTCAGGCAAATGTAAAACCAATAACTATGCCATTTAGGGGTATTCCAATCTTTCATTAATTTCATTACATTGGCAAGATAATTTACAGAAGTAGTAATAAAATAATCTGGTGTGCTTGAAAATCCCATCATTTTTGTAAAAACATCCCAGTCAAACCCAAACTGTTTGGCGGTCTGTAAATTTATCTTGTTATATTGTTCTTCCGATTCTCTTAAATTTCCATTAAAACAACCTAGTAAATCTATTTCACATTGGAATACATCCTCGGATTTTAATGGTATCCCACATTTCTGAAACATTTGGCTAATATATGTATGATAACCTGTATATAATTTTTGTTGATAGTCGTGTTTTTTTTTATCCGAAGGAGGAATAGGGGAATAATATGCATAATCAAAAAAAGTTAAATTTGCGGGATAAATATTATTGCAATAATATTTTGAATTTTTTAGATTCATTGTCATTACCCAAGATATTGGAAATGCGCTTGAAAACAATGGATTTTTATGTATAAATGTCATCAACTCGTAAAAATTGTTTCTAGCAAAAATAGATTTTAATGTTCGCGAAAGCGTCTGTATATGTGAAACCATGTGAGACGATTGTATGTTTTTAAATGATTCAAAAACTAATTTTTGTTTGTGATTCATTTTTAATACCTTTAATAAAGAATTGACAGTATCTTCCTGAATAATGCGAATATCATCCTGTTTTACATAAAATGTTTTCTTTTTCTTAACATTCGCCTGCATGTTTTCCAACCAATCTTCGTTAATGAAACTATAAAAATCATCCTTTACATTATATTTCATTTTTGCAGCCCGGTTCTTTAATAAACTGATAAGTTCGCTATCAATGTTTTTTCCCGAAACCTTTAAAATATCATTTTCTTCTTTTGGGTTAAATTCCGGAACTTTTACAAAATCCAATATATCAATTTTGGAGGAATTATTGCGAATTGCGTTGTAATAATTCTTCCGTGTTTTTGGCATATAATAATTAAATATTTTAATTTGCATCCAATGCAACCATTGCCGTTGCAAGTGCATCAGCCGATGCAGTTTCTGACCCTTTATTTACAATTGATGGATTAACAATAGGTATGGGCGTATTTTGTTTTTGAATAGCTTGGCTAATTTTAGCTTGAGATGCATTATGTGTATTATGCGCGGGGCTATTTCTAAACATTAAACTATATAGAGTAACCTTATCATCATTTTTTACATCAAAATAAATAGGGGTATTATTATCAAAACTATATTTAACACTTCCATTAAATTTTATTTGTTTCATTTCTATTTTACAATATGTAAAATATGTTAATATAGCACTTCCAATATCTTTATCATCCAATTCTTCCGCTTCGCCATTACTATTGTATTTATGTATTATATATTTATTATCGTACTTTACAACATCATCATCCAATTCAAAATTTATACTTTCTGTTTTTAGAATATCCTTTAAATCTCTTAAAAAGTCAATTTTATCCATATTTACATTTTCATTGACATTATTGTAAAGTTCTTCAATAAAAGTTTTTGAATCGCTTGGGGGTTCTGGTGGTTTTTGTGCAACTGTGGGGGTAGAACCTGGTGTTGTAGTAGAACCAGGTATTGTAGTTGTAGAACCTGGTGTTGTTGTAGTAGAACCTGGTGTTGTAGAACCTGTTGTAGTAGAACCTGTTGTTGTTGTAGTAGAACCTGTTGTTGTTGTAGTAGAACCTGTTGTTGTAGTTGTAGAACCTGTTGTTGTAGTTGTAGAACCCGGTATTGTAGTTGTAGAACCTGGTGTTGTAGTAGAACCTGGTGTTGTTGTAGAACCTGGTATTGTAGTCGGTTTAATAGAAGCGTCGCTCATGGCCAAAGAAATCGCAGCCAAATCATCCATATCCATTAAAATAATTGTAAACTTTAATATAATTTCAAGTATCTAATGCAACCATTGATAATGCCAATGCTTCGTCTGAAGTCTGACCTTGATTAGAAATTGGTGCGACTGGTGAGACTCCAGGATTTATTGCTATTTTTGAATATTTTTTTAATTTCATTGTATAATTATTTGCCCCGGCTTTAAATAAAATGGGTTTGTCGTCACTTATATGTCCTTTTATTTGAATATTTAATATTTTATCATCCACTGTCGTCTTAATTTTTACTTGAGAATATTCATAATAAGTTAAGATTGCATCCCCAATTATTTTGTCAGTAATTTCGTTATCATTTTCGTCATTGATTAAATAATCACTGTCTTTATAGTACTTGACTTCCTTTATTGTAAAAGTATTTGTTTTATGGATGAATATTTTTTTTAATACATCAATTATTTTATCTCTCGTATTCTTTTTACTTGGGTCAAACGCCTTTAGGATTTTAATAAGCGATTGTTTAAAATCGGAAGTAGATGCTATAACCCCTGTATCTAATTTTGGTTGCATTTGAGTCGTTCCAGTTGTTGTTCCAGTTGTTGTACCAGTTGTACCAGTTGTCCCAGTTGTACCAGTTGCCCCAGTTGTACCAGTTGTACCAGTTGTACCAGTTGTACCAGTTGTACCAGTTGTGGGTTCTGACTTTTCCATTGCCAAAGCAATTGTGGCTAAATCGGAATCTTCCATAATATTACATTTTAATTATCTTTAAACCCTTGAAGATTTAAAATGGGACAAATTATGAGTAAGTTTTTTCTATTTTTATTATAGAAATGACACATAAAAGCGAAGATTATAAAATTTCGGCAGTTAAATATTATTTGAAAAATAAAGATAATATTAGAAAAACATGTAAAATATTTGATGTGAATGGTGCAACAAATATTTATAAGATTGCTTATAATGCGATAAATAATAAAGAAAGACCAAATTATTTATCAAGAATCAATCGTTCCTGTAATTTATCAGGTAGTTTAGACGAACTACCAAAACCAAAATTTACACGCTTTGTGAAGGGCAAACCTTGTTAATTTTTAATGGGATTTTTGTCCCATTTTAAATCTTCAAGGGTGTAAACCATTCATCCAAATTTCCCTTGGGTTTATATGAATCAATGGGGGTAAACATTTTTTTAGGTTTTTCTTTAATATTTACTGCATTTTGAGTTATTTGTAAAACAGGTTTTTCTTCTATACGTTTTCCATACTCGTCTAATTCAACTCCAGTCTTTTTTTTAATTTCATCGCGAACATATTTTGGTACCCAATGATTCCATGATATGTGCAATGTATTTGGATGATAATAAAATACTTGAAATCCATTTGTTTTTAATTTATCTAAAACATATGTTATACATCCGGTTTGGTCAAAATGAGTAACCCCTAAAATTATTTCGGGGACAACAAACCAGCAATATTTGTCATTTGTTTTCTTTGACGTTAACTTAATACGAACATGAATTCTATTTAAAATTTTGTTGAACAATTCCAACTTCTGAACATCATTTGTTCTTTTCCTTTCATACAAGTCATCAATATTCAACTTTTCTGAAAATTCATCAATTTCGTTGTCAATATTAAAAATGGTTGTCATTATTATAATAAATAAAAAATAATCGCAATTTAAAAATATTTTTTAAAACAATGATTAAACATATTGTCATTGCTGGCGGAGGTACATTAACATTAAGATGTTTAGGCTCATTGCAATATCTACTAGAAAATTCTATCATAAGTTATGATAATATTGAATCTATATATGGGACATCTGCCGGAGCTATTATGGGTGTATGTTTATCCTTAAAGATGGATATTCATCTTATTGTAAATTATTTTGTAAATCGTCCATGGGAAGATTTGTATGAAGTTACGCCTACACATATTTATAATTTATATTCTAAAAAGGGTATTTTTGATAAAGAGTGTATATTAAAATTAGTGGAACCTCTATTGGAATTTAACAATATACCGTTGGATATTACATTGGAAGATTTTTATAAAAAAACAAATATAGATATACACATGTTCTCCATTGAACTGACCGGTATGGAAATAGTTGATATTTCACATTCTACTTTTCCAGATTTATTATTAATAGACGCAATTTACATGACATCTTGTCTTCCTTTTGTTTTTGAGCCATTTTTATATAATAATACATATTATGTAGATGCTGGAAGTATTTTAAATTATCCATTGACTCCTTGTATAGAAAATTTAAAAAAAAAGGGAGGCTTTAATGAATTTGAAATTCTTGGTTTAGCAACTATTAAAGAAAAAGAAGAAATCCTAACATGTACTGAAAAAATAACTGAAAGTAATTTGGTTGCTTATTCTCTGTTTATTCTCTTGAAATTATTTAAAAAGACAAATCAAATAACAAAGCCGACAAATGTAATAAATACAATAACGTATTATACCGACGAAAATGTATTTTCAAGTTTATTTGAATCTATATCTTCGCCTGAAAAAAGGGAACAATATATTCAAGAAGGAAAAAACGCAGCAGAATCGTTTTCAATTCAAAGCGGTATTGACGAACTGAGTTAAATTTTGTTTGGATGGTTTTGCGTCAAAATCAAAAACTTTATTTTTTGCAACCAACTTAATGGTTGGATATCCCTCTACTTTATATTTTTCCATCATGCTTTCGCTTTCAGGGGTTTCTTTAGTGCAATTGATTTCGTTGAATGTTATTTTAAATCCATTGACTTCTTTTGTTTTATATTCTTCTTTAAATGAATTCCATTCAGGTTTAGCTGATGTGCAATGAGGACACCAGTCTGTGTAAAAAAGTAAAAGTTCAGCTTGTTTTGCAGTCGTATTGTCTGTGTTTGTAGTTTGTTTTGCTCGTTTAGTATAATATCGGTAAACATTAAAGGCGACGACAAATAAAATAATTACAAATAACAAAATT